CGCTTCGGCATGGTCGGCGTTGTGGATGCAGGCGATAACCACGTTGTTCGTAATGGTCTCGAATTTATGGAAAGTGTGCGCCGGTATCCTGATCGCGGCGGGAGCGGCGAATACACCGAGATGATCGTCGCCGCGCCATACATGCACCTTACCTTGAACAATCAGGCTGAGATGTGGAAATTCGTGGCTGTGCTGCGGAAGCACCGTTCCACGATCGGCCACAGACCACAGCTTGCAGAATAAGCCCGCGTACAAAACGAGTTCGCTCGTGGGTTGATTCTCCGCTCGTTTCATTCTTCGACCCTCAGGCAGATGATCAAAGTTGTTCGCATATCGTTGCCCTCGTTCGTCATTGAATGCGGTCGGGTATTGTCGAACTCGAATATCTCGCCATCTCGGAACACCTGCTCCTCACCGTCGCACTCCACGATGCACCGTGAGTTCGCCTGCAATACCACATAGCATTTCCGGTTGTAGCGTTGGGCGTGCCATGCGTCAGCGTCACTGTGACGCTTGATACGGCCTCCCGATGGCAAACGCGTGCAAAGTATCCCGCCGATCTCCACCGCCCTCTGCGACGCCACCAGACCCCACACGAGCCGATGCATTGACGGCAGCTTGTCCCACACGGGATAGAAAACGCATTGACCCGGTCGGTTGTAGTCCTCCGGCTCTCGCAGAGTTTCACGGGGGAAGTACCTGATCCACAGATCGGCTTCGAGCGCGCCGTGCGCCGTGCCATCCCGCTCCTTGCGTTCAGCGTATTGACCCCATTCCGGCACAGCGTCGAGTTCCGCCAGTATCGGCGCCACGTCCAGACCTGTGTGCAGAAGTCTGAAGTTTCGCATCTACCTGACTCTGCGTCCCCAAATAGTGCCGGTCGCACTCACGCTGCCGCTTGTGAACCCGCACTGCGCCACGAGATACACCGTCGTGTCCGCGCTGACATTGATCCGCTGGTCGCCTCCCGTGCCCAACCGCAACTGGTTGGCGGCGGCCGATCCGGCGACCCTGGCCGCGATGACGTTCAGCGTGACCGAGGCGGTGCTGCAACTCGCGGCCGCGAACGTCACCGCCCCGGTCGGATTGAAGATGACATTGCCCGCCACGTCCCAGTCGCCCGGCGTCAGATCCAGGCTGCAAATGTTCGCCAGCGCACCGTTGCTTAACCCCACGGACGCCCCGCTGGGCGTGAACAGATACTCGCCGATATCCCCCGCTACCGCGTCGGAGCCATCAGTCACGCCCTTGTTCTTCGTGGCGGCGACGGCCAGGTCGTTAACCTGATCCGACAGGCTCTGATGATACTCGGTCCACGCCTGCGAGTGCTGCTGGCCCCCCGCGAGGGTCTCCACGATCGGCGCGTCGTAGAACGGCGGGTCAACGAGCTTCGGCGCCGTCGCCATCACGAGGCCCCCGGCGAAATATCAGCCGCCATTCCGTACAACGTCGTTACCCCATGAGACGAAATCCGGAAAGTCCGTTGCCGGAACGAGCCCAGCCGCGTGGTGAACACCCGCTTGCGTAACTCGTCCGGCTGACCCGCCGACATGATGCGCGCCGGCTTCCAGTTCCGAGCGCCGTCATCCGACCAGTCCAGCGACACGGTGTAGGGCGTATTCGCCCCGCCGACCTCCATCTCGACCTCGGCACGATAACAGAACGCACGCGCGCCCTCGACGCTGGTGACATGAATCGGCGGCAGCGTGGCCTGACGAATGACGTTGATGTTGGCGTCGTTCGCCCCTCTGGCGAGGGTGTAGAGCCAGCCGCTCGATCGGTCTCCGTACAGGTGCAGGGAATTGTTGTCAGTCGCGCCCACCGTCGTCCGCCATGGCCCATGGCCTTCAGTGCTCGTGGAACGCTCATGCCATTTTTCGGTGGCGATGTCATAGACCAACGTCCGCTGATGATCGACCGTCGTCAGGCAATAGAACAGATGACCATTGAAGGAATGCGTCAGGGCTTCGAGGCTGACCGTACCGGTACCGATGATGGCCTCGATCGCGTGTGTCGAAACGCGCGACTGGGTGTAGCCTTTCGACCTGTAAACGATGCCGTCCAGGCCGATCCACCAGACCGAGCCATCAGCGCGGCAGACCGACATGGGCGACCCGGTGCCCGTCCAGATGACGCCGCCCGACGCGCGACGGAACGGGAAGAACGAGATGCCCGGCGTGGTCTCCAACCCGCTCGACCCCGCATCGTAGAACACCTCGAAGCCGTTGGTGCCGATGGTCCAGACCTGACCGCGATGCGCGATCACCCGGCGAATCGCGTTCGGCATCGCATCGGAGAAAACAAAGTCCAACGCATCGAAACTCAGCGGGTCGAGCAACCGGGAAATGAACCATCGCGAGGTATCGCCGAGCGCGCTGAACGCGAAATATCCGTCCACATAACAAACCGACGTGGCACCGGGAAAGTCGGGGTCAGTGATCTGGTTCAGCAAAGTGCCGGGGAGATGACCGCAGGTGTAAGCACGCGGCGCGGAGGTGATCACGACGGCCGTTGGTCCGGCGGCGATGGTAACAAAGCTGTTCCACGGGTCGGTGCCGGCATCCGGCGTGCCGATGTTGCCGATACCCTCCGGAACAGGCGCGCCCTCCGGTGTGAAGTTAATCCGAAACGCCTCCGTGCCGCTGACGACGTAAATCGGTCCCGGTTCGTCATCGTTCATCGCCAGGATGGGGCCGGTGCCAACGGAAATGTAGGGCACCAACCCCGGCGTCGAGACCAGCGGCGTCTCCGTGCGCGCGTCGGCTGGCGCCTTCTCGACCATCAGATTCAGCAACGTCTTGTGGACCAGCGGCAGCGATGGATGCTCGTAGGTCTCCGTTGGAAACGGCACGCGCCGCATCCCCGTTTTGGGCTTCAGAGCCTCAGAAAGCGTGGCTAAAGTATCAGACATATGGCATTAATCCCAGCGCGGCCGCCGGGACCTCATTGAAGCAGCGCATCCTGAAGTGCGGTGAGCGTATCACCATTTCCCGGCAGCCTGGAGCGCGGTGAGCGTGTCAGACATCGTCGTCCTTGCCATTCGCGAGTTGCGCGCGCAGTTCCGCCACCAGCCGCGTCAGCGCCGCGTTGCGCGCCTCGACCACGGCCAGCGCCGTCTGCGCCGCGTTGCGCTGCGCCTCCAGTGTCAGCATGACATCCCTCGGATCAACGTTCACCTCCTCCTGGTTCATGTGTAGAATGGGAATTTACAGGCCACGCCGCCGACCTTGATCGTGGCGTAGCCCGCGACCTGGGCCGGCAACGCCCCGGCGCTACCCGCCGTCGCCGATGTCGAGGTCGGCACGCCGAGATTGAGCAGCCCGGTTCCTTTCGGAACCAGCGCGAGATCGATGTTCGTGTCCGTGCCGCCAGCCGCGACGGCGACCTGAGCGCCCGCCACCGCGGCGATGATCCGAACCCAGTTCGCCGTGTTCGCCACCGGGTCGATGACCAACAGATCGCCACCGCCAGGGCCTTGCACGGTGAACCCGGTATCGTTGAACTCAAGCGCCGTCGCCTTGGTAAAGTCGCTGGTGTTGCCCTGCACCTTCGATGTCAGATTACCGTCCGCCGAATACCAGGAGAGCGTGTGGCCTTTCGCGAGCACGATGGCATCGCCGGCGCCGGTCACGCCATCGGTTCCCCGGATCGACGTGGCGCCGAACAGGATGCCCGCGCAGAACTTTGTCGGATTGCCCTGGAGCGCGATGCCGGTACTCGTATCCTGTGCCCCCGGCAGCGCCACGCCGACGCCCGACCCGACCTGGATGCTGACGGTTTCGCCGGGATATTGTCCATACGGGTTCGGCTGGACCAACGCGCCCTGATTGGACACATCGAACTCACAGCAAAATGTGATGGTGCTGTCGATCCCCGCGAGGCGGCGAGCCTCGCCATAATAAGCCCAGGCGTAGCTCCCATTGGTTGTGTTGTCATTGATCGCGTAACTCGCGAGAGCGATGGTATTCATGCTCCCGGCCAGCGCGTTGTCACTGGTGCGCGAGCCGGACACGAAGCCGAACTGACCGTTGATGGACAGCACGCTCATGGTGGTTCCGACCATCGGGCCAACCTCTGAGCCCCCGACCGAAGACGCCAGAAACGCCTGCAACCAGTCCTGCGAGACGTTGGGGTAAGCGCCGTCATTCACCGCCGCCGGGCCGACGAACAGGCGATCCGTGACGCGGCTGACACGCGCGCCGTTCTGCGCGAAGAATTGTCCCGTTGGCGGTTGCGTGATGATGCCGGCGACAGTTCCGGTGTGGGTTCCGGCGCTCATGTAGGACTGAATCGACGCCGCCGAGAAACGGCCCGATCCAGCGTGTTCGCCCACCACGGAGCTGCTGGAACCGAAGGTGCCGAGGTCCGGCATGTCGGCGATGCGGACGCCGGGGAATGTGCCTGTCGTGACGCTCATGGCAATGGGCCTCCAACGAGGTAGATGGCTTCGCCCGGATCGGTCAGCGTCGCTGGGTTCGGATCGGTCAGCATGATCAGCGGCGTGATCGCTCGTGAGACCATCGGGCGGACATGCAGATGCCCCTCGGCGAGCAACTCGGCTTCGCCGCCGCCATCGGTGTCGAACAACACGGCCCAGCGGCAGCGGCGCGGCCAGCCGGTCATGGTGCCGGCCGGGATGAGGATGCTGAACGTGCCACTGGCGGCGTCCGAGACGGTGCCCACGCCGGTCCAGAGTATCGTGACCGGGCAGACAACGCCGCCATACCAACCCCAACCGTAGTCGTGGCAGCCGCCCCAACCGTGCCCGTGGCCGGCGGGCCAAACGAACATCGAGACCGCCGGGCCGCCCAGGCCGCCGGTCAGTTCGATCGGCAGCGCGTCGGGGCTGTCGCGATCGACGATTGAAACGAGCAGCGTCAGGCTGTCGGTGCCGCCCAGGACCAGATCGCGCGTCGGCACGCGGACGGGCGAGACGCGGTCGAGCGGGAGCGTGAGCGGGAATGTGGTCATCGCTCACCGCATCCCCGGCAGGAAGATGAACAGTCCCAGCAGCAGCACCGCGACGAACGCGAAGAACACATTGGAGGACGCGAATGGCGCCATCGGCGGCAGCGGCAGGATCGTGAGCAGCCACAGGAACATGACGACCACGAAAAGGATTTCAATGATCATGGACGGGCTCCCGTTGGCGGGCACACCAGCCGCGCCTCGACCAGTTCGCGCAGGTGGCTGAGTTCCGCCTGATTGTTATCCAGCCGCAACATGATCGTCCTCCCCGGCTCCTGGGCCGCGCGCGTGCGTTCCAGATCCACGCGGAGGTGTTCGACGTTGATCGCCAGCACGGACAGGGCATGACTGTTTGACCATGCGATGGAAACCAGCGCGCCGAGGAGGATGGGCGCCAGCGTGGCGAGGGCTTTGAGCCAGATGGGCATTCATCTGGCGATCACGGGGATGCGGTCGGTGGGGGTCATGTGGAACTGTCCGTAACCAACCCGTACGCGGACAACGCCGTGAGTAGACTGGCCAGTGCCGCGTTGGCTCCTTTGGAGCCGGTTACTGTTGGCCTCGCTGTCACCGGAGCATGACCGAATAATCCAAGACCATTCCATATCTGCAACGCACCAGTCGCCCGTGTGATAACGAGCGGTGTGCCCAGGGAACCGCCGCTATCGCTGAACGACGACAGCAGCAGATCACTGCCCGCGTTACCGCCACTCTCGGTCGTGGTTCCCGTGCCAATCGCCCACCGCTGACCGGTTCCAGCGGTCGTTCCGGTCCAGATCGACATCGCACGCCACGCACCGGACGCGCCAAGAAGTTTTACCTCGGTATTGTTGGTGCTGCTCCCGACACCGAGAGTGAGCGGCCCGTTCACGCCACGTATGAGGTTACCGTCGCCGCCGCTGTTCACGATGACAGCGGACGAGCCGTTCTGCTGCTGATTATCGATCACGGTGTCGAATGTGTTCGCGCCCAACGAGATATGCGTGGTCTGGTTGGCGAAGTTGTTGCCCTGTATGACGTTGCCACCCTCGTTGAACCCGGCCCTGGTCATGGATATGCCGGTGGTGCCGTTCACGAGATTGTTATTGGATATCATGCTGCCCTGGGCATTGGTCAGCGCGACGTTGTTCGCTCCCGCCCCGGTGAAATAGTTGTGCGCGAACTGGCTGATGTAGACACAGTCAAGCGCGATAGCCGATTGCCATGCGTTGATCATGCACCCAAGCATCACCCCCTGATTGAGTTTCACCGCGCCCACTCCGGTTGGCGCGAACGCACTCTGATCCCACCCGTTCGTGCAACTGAACAACTGGCACGAAACGCACGTAATGCCCTCACAATACGCTGTTTGCCTTAGCCCGGATGCCATCGAGGATATGTTCACGTTGCGGAGTGATGCGTAGATCAGATGACCGAACAGGAAACCAGCGGTGCCCGCTATCGGGTTTCCCGTTCCGCTGTCGTTGACACCGTGCAGCGTGATGTCCTCCAGAACGATGTTCCAGAAGTTATGCACGCCACCGGTTCCAGGGTTGGACGCGGGAGCCAGTTCCATGCCGGTGGTGAACGTGCGCGCATATGGTGCCGCCGCTGTCGTCACGTTCGCGATCATCGTGAGGTTGCGCGCGACGAAAGTAGGAAATACCTGCGATGTCGTCGGCCCGACACTGACACGGATCGCCGCCGCTGTCGGACCCGTCGCGTTGTTCGCCACGAAACGGATGTTCTCAACCTCAAACGTCAGTTGGTTGGATGGCGTTGGATCGCTGAACAGGATCGCCGGACCGCTCATCTGGCAGATGATCGATGAACACCAGCCGTTGGATGTCACGCCCTCGATCTTGCACGACTTCGTGATTGTAATGGTCTGATTAAGCGTGATGCCTTGTATGTTCCGGCTGCCGATCCGCAACACGCCGCCATTGGTTGGCAATGCCGCGACCGCCGCGAGGACAGTGGCCGTATCGATGTTCGCATCTCCGGTGCCAATCTGGCCGTAATCCTGAACATTGATGACATCAGCGGCGCGGTCCTGCGCCGACCGTTTCGTCGTGGCACCGGTCGCCGTGTAATTGAGTGGCCCGGTCATGTCGCCGCCAGCCAACGGCAAAAACGGCCCACCGGCGCTCAACACGCTTGTCCACTTGGTGCCGTCCCACATCCACGATACGCCAGCGGCGTTGAATATCTGGCCATCGGTAGGCGTGTTTGGGAAATCCAGCGGCATCGTTATTCTCCCGCTTCGTTATCACGCGGCACCAGTGCGAGCGGTTGCTCAGTCGCCTGCTGCCGTGTGCATTGGCTTTGTATCGACGCGATAAGAGGCGCGACAACGGCGTAGGGAACCGGTGCCTGCGCGATGACACGCAGCACGGTTTCCCATGTTTGCGCGTCGAGGGTGACGGGGATGCGGTCGGTGGGGTTCATCTGAACCACCACTTTCCACCCTCGTCACATGTCATGGTGAACGGCACGTTGGCCGTCGTCGTGATCGTGTTCTGGATGTTGTTGCCCGCCTGGAACACATAAGCGCCGTTAGGTAGGCCGGTATGCATTACTCCAGACCCCGTAGCCACCGCGTCGATCGCGGTGATCGTGGCGGAGTCTCCAAACCACGAATGAAATACCGAGAACGCGATGGAATAAAGGTGAAGGGTAG